GGGTGAGGTGACCTTGTCATAGTCGCCGTAGGGGTTGGGATTGTTGTTGGTGTTGTCAGAACCCTGCTGCTTCTGTGCGGCGGTGATGATCTGCTTGCGCTGCGCCTCGCTGAGTTTTGAGTACATAGTGTTGACGGCGTTCTCCAGCGACGCCTCGTTACCTTCACCGATAAACTTGTCGGCATCCTTCAGCTCGCCTTTGAACTTAGACAGGTTGGCCGTGATGATGTTGACCTGCTGCGCCAGCGTGCCGATGGCTTCGGATGACAGCTGCTCGCCATCTGTGAGCCCGCCGAGCGTAGCGGTGATGCGGCTGTAGGCGTCGGCGTTCATCTTGTCGGCGTCAGCCACACTGCTGGCATGCAGACCTTCCCTTACACTGCGGTTTTCAAGCCGTATCTCCTCGATCTTCTCTTCACGTTCGATGGTCTTCTTTGTCCAGTTGTCGAATTGTGAGAAAGATTCGCTAACAAGGTCGTCAAGTGTATTACTAACAGGCGTATACATTGTATTATCGCCCATCGGCCCTGCATATACGGTTCTGGCAACCAGATGTGTGCCAAGGTCTATCTGCTTGCCTTCCTTTTGTGCCTCTTCTACCTCGTTCTTAATGATGGTGGCATATATATCTCGCAGGTATGGCTTCAGTTCTTCATAGCTGCCTTTTGTTATCTCCTCGGCGTTCAGTCCTTCTATCTGCGGAAGGATATAAATGGCATTACCCTGCTCGTCAACGTCATACTTAATACGTCCGCGCACCGTGTTCCATTGGTTGATGATACGTCGCTGCATGTCGGCAGGCAGCGTGTCGATCGCATCCTTACTCTTTGCACCGGCCTTGTCGATACCCTCCCCGGTCTCCTCTTCGACAGCCTCTATCCTCTTATTCAACCTCTTCTGCTCCAGCTCCTCCTTCAGGGCATCCACGATCTGCGCGTGAGCCAGCGCCACCTGCTCGGCGGCAGTCTTCTCGTCGAGCATATATCCCAGATAGGTACTGTATTTCGAGCTTATCTCCTTGATGAGTGACAGGCGTTCATTGTTAGCGGTGTTGCTCTCACCGGCGGCTTTCTTCAGGTCTTTCTCCTTCTGTTTCAGCTCTTCCTCCTTCTTGTTCAGACGGTCGGCAGCCTCGGCGCTCTCATCTTTGCTGTCACGCAGCTTCTCCACCTCCTCACGCAGTTCCTTGGTCTGCGTCTCCAGCTCTTTGTGTTTCTTTGCCGTCTCGTCAGCTTTCTTGGTGGTGGCGGCGAACGAGTTCATCAGGTTGTCCAGGCTACGCTCTGCCTCCGCTTCCTCGTTGTCAAGTTCTGCCAACGCCTTGTCAAGCTCACTGACCCTGGTGGCGGCATTTATTGCCCATTTACCCAGCATAAACAACGCGCTGGCAATCGCCATGATCCAATTGGCCTTTGTCGCGGCATCCATAGCTTTCCATGAGGCTACCCACTTTTTCTTGACGACAGTCATTGTGGTACCGAGATGCAGAAGGCTCTTACCTACGGCTCCTATATTGACGATAATGTATTTCCAGAACGCTTCACCTATTCCCAGTTTGAACACGCTCCACGCCGCAATGAGTGTGCGGATAGCCGCCGACCATCCGCCTTTACCCGTCAGCAGATCTACCACGGCCCGCAATTTATCTATGATGCCGCCGAGCCACCTTTGCGTCTGGTCGCTTACAAACGTCTCCTCCAGTTGGTTCTTCAGTCTCGCCCATTTCGCGGCGGTGGTGTCGTTCATCTTGTTATACTCGTTCATTAGGGCGGTGTTTTCCTTGTATGCCTTACCTGCTATCCCGAGTTGCTTCTCCAGCGTATCGACATTCTGTGAGAGCAGTCCGAACACTATACCTGCGCGGGCACCCTGCTGGTTGAGTTGCTTCATCACCTCTTTCATGGACGAGCTGCGACCCATCATGTTCTCCACAGCGTCGGCGGCGGCATTCATACCTTCTTCCGTCGTCATATCGAAGCCTTTCACGGAGTCGTGCAGCGCCCGGAAGATGGCCACCATCTGCTCTATGCCTGTCATGCTTTTCAGCTCCTTCTCGGTGATGCCGATGGCCTGTGCTACGGCGAATGAATTGTTCTTGATGGCTGGTATCATACGGCTTAGAGCTGTGGCTGACATCTCCACTCGACCACCTAGGGCATCCACTGTGGCACCCAGTGCGGCTATCTGGTCAATGGAGATGCCCGACTGTGCACCTACGGCACCGATGCGGCTCACAAAGTCGGTGATAGGTCCGGCGGCGGCAGCCGAGTTGGCACGCAGGGCGATGATGGTCGAGCCTACCTTCTCCAGCGTCTCGCGCACGTCACCGCCGTTCTTCTCCAGGTCACCCGTGGCGTCGGCGATCTTCATCAGTGTTCGTGCCGACTCCTGTCCCATCTCCGGCAGCGCCACGGTCAACTGGTTGGCGGCCTCGGCGAACCCCTGTACTTGCTCCTGTGTCTTCAGGCCGATAGAACCGGCTATCGAAGCCATTCCCATCAGGTCGGTCAGGGCCGTCCTGGTGTCAAGTTTCGTCAGGTTGTCACTCAGCCTTCCCACCTCGTCGGCGGTGAAGCCTGTGGTCTTACGCACCTCACCCATCTTATCCGAGAGGGTCATCAGATCAGAGAATGCAGCCCCTATCTTCTGCAAGGCGGCAGCCGCACCGACATACAATGTCACATAGGTTTTCAGTCTTGACCATGCCTTCTCGAATGATCCGGCACTGCCCTTAGCATCCTTTTCCAGCTCTTTCAGCGCCCTGTCGGCGTTCTTTGTCGAGGCGGCCATCGCCGTCATCTGGTCCGATGTCATCCTGATAGCCTCACGCAGGCGGTTGGCCCATGCGGTTCTACCGCTTGCTTCGGCTTCTTGCAACAGCCCCTGCATACGTGCCACACGCTGCCCCATGATATCCATCTCGGCACGGGCACGGCCGACCGCCTGTTTCAGCGTGTCGACGCTCTTCACGGCTTTCGGGTTGGCCAGCACCTCTTGCATACGCTGGCTTGTGATGCCAGTCCCTGACATCTCGGCCTTCACACGAGCCAACGCCTGCTGCAGCTTCTGGTATTTGGCCGTTCCCTTGTCGGTAGTGGCAAGAGCCTGTTCTATGGCTTGCTGCGCCAACCGTAGCTGCTGAGTGGTACCCGTGAAGCCACTGCCACCTGCTGTCGATGACAGTTTCAGTGCTTCAGCCAGGCTTACAGCCTCGCCGCGCGCTATCTTCTCACGCTCGGCATACTGCTGCAGGTATGCGTCACCCTGTCTTACCAGGGCGTTATACTTGTTCCATTCCGTCGTTCCTTCATGGAAAGCATCGCGCAGCTGTGTCATCTGCTGCACGGCCTGACGTATCTGTTCGACACCGAAGTTACCCATGTTACCGAGCACCTGTGTCGCGCTGGCCGCCTTAGCCTTACCCAGTTGGTCGGTGAGGCTCTTGATAGCCCGCTCAGTGGCCTTGAAATGGCGGGCGCCCTTACCTTCGGGGTCGGCGATGGTGTTCTGATACTGACGCAGTGTCTGTATCATCTTCTCCAGCTCGCCGCGTGTCTTCGTGACATAGGTTCCGCCAAACACCTGTTTCATGGCGTCCTGTCCGGCCATACGTTGCTCTTCCGACACTATCTTATTCAATGCGCCTTCCACGATGCTCAGCTGTGAGGTGTATTTCCTCCAGGTGTTGCTACCCTGCTCCTCCAGCGCTATCATCTGCTGCAGGTCACTCTTGGCCTTGGTTAGCGTATCCTTGCTGGCCGCACCCCCTTGTTTGATGGTGTCTACCAGACTGCTGGTGGCGGTGTTGCAACGCATGATATTCTGGTTCAGTGCCACTATCAGCGCATCCATCTCTTTCCATGTCTTGCTGCCTTCGGCGCTGCGGCTCTTCTGCAGCTGGGCGGCGTTGAGTGCCGTCTTCGAAAGTGCGGCGTTCATATCCTCCACCGAACCTCTGCCTTTGTTGAACATCTTGATAGCCTCATCCAGAGCGCGGACACCCTTGATATTGTTGTTGAGTGCCGATTGCCACTGCTTCGCCTCCTTGGTGGCTGCCGCCAGTTCCTTCTCCAGTTTTTGGATGTCAGCTATAGGCATGTTGGTGTTGCGGGCTGTCTGTAACTGCATGCGCAAGCCCTCAACTTTCAACCTGGCCCTCTCGGCCTCGCTCTGCAGAGCTTGCAGGGCTACATTGGCTTTTCCGGCATTAGCCTGAAAGTCTATATGGATAATATCATGTCTTGTTGCCATATCTGTTATGGTGTATTTGTGTCGTTATTGTTTGGTGTGCTCCAGACGCTGAGACCAGAAGAGAGCGCGGTTGATGGCTGCTGCCGCCGAGTTGTTATATCCCATGGCATAGACCATGAACACGGTACCTACGAACGAGAACTGTCCGCGGGCCATAGACTCAAAGCGGGCGGCCTGGCGTCGCATCTCGGTGACCACGAACGGGCGGCCCTTCAGCGGACGGTCACCAACCGGAATGGGCTGCCACTGTGCGCCGGGGATAGGCGGCACGGGTGATGTGTACTTGTATCGGCGGCCGACAGCCAGCTCGATATACTTCTCATAGTAGAGATAACGGGCGGAAAACACCTGTGCATCACCGCCGCTGGTGGCGAATGTCTTCCATGCCAGCGAGCGTTTCAGTGCACCGGTGTTCTTGATTTTCTGACGGTCGATGTTGGCATAGACGTTGCGCTTCGATATTTTCTCGAAGTTATTGATCCACTCCACGATGCGCTCATCCCTCCAGTCCCACTTGAAAGAAAGCATCTTGTCGCCGTACATGTCTGCTCCTGCTCTTGCCATATCTCTCTGTTTTGTTTCTTTGCAGCCTCACTGAACCAGACCGGAGCGGTGCCGTTCCTCTCCGGGTCGGGATGGTCTTGCGATTTTCGGAAATCGCATCATCAAGTTGTCTGCAAAATACTCTCAGAGAACACCCGAAATCAAGGGCAGGATAAGGCCGGAAAGAGTATGGCCGAACAGGTTTGGTTTATGCAAGAGAGCAAGGGGAATAGCCGGCGCCGCAGGCTTCAGTTCTTATCTGTTTCGTCCGCCGCCTGCATCAGACGGACGGTAACTTCCGCCAGGCAGTGCTGCCAGCGGCGTTTCAGCTCACCTCCGTAACGGTCTATGATATCTATGCGTTTGTATAGCTCCGCTTCAAGCAGAGCGAGCGAGCCGGGACCATGGGCGGGCAGGTCGGGTTTAAGAAGTTCCTGTTCGGCGAAAGACAGGAACCGCATGGTGCGCAGCATCGCGCTGCGGTGCGCCTCACGGATACGTCCTGCGAGCTGGCGGTAGTAGACCGCGTCGCGGGGTTTGTCTTTATGCCTGTGCTGGTCGTCATCGTTGTTTGGAACCTGGACATTGACGCTTGAAGCCATAAGCTCCAACAGAGCGGCTGCGGCCTGTTCCGCGTCGTCGGGTTCCGGCGTGAGCGGTGCAGGTGCGATACCCTCAATGCGTAGCGGCTGCGGCCTGGATCCCGGATCTTGTGTCTTGCGGCGGCGGTGAAATAGTTTTCTGAACTCCATAGTTATCATATCCTTATGTTCACTTGCATAATACTGTAACGTGAAAGGAATTGCAAGGGCAGGTGACAGGCTCAGATAGACAACGACAATATTTTTTCTCCTCTAAACTTACACTATCTTTGTGCTATAATATTACAGATTATGGCAGTTCCCAGAAACAGGCAGCGTTCACACAGTAACACGGATGGCATAGTTCTTAACCATCTGCAGCCTCAGGCCCTTGAGCTCGAAGAGGCTGTGATCGGCGCCTTGATGATAGAGCAGGATGCATATCCCAAGGTAAGTGATTTACTCAAGAAGGAGTCATTCTATGACCACCGTCATCAGGTGATATATGAGGCGGTCGCCAACCTGTCACTCAACCAACGTCCTGTAGACATCCTCACCGTGACCGAGCAACTCAGGAGTAACGGAACCCTAGAGGAGGCTGGAGGTGTGCTGTATGTGACTCAGCTGGCTGGTAAGGTTACATCATCGGCTCACATAGAGTATCACGCACGTATCATCGCCCAGAAGGCTATGGCACGTGAGCTGATAACCTTTACCAGTGAGATCCAGACCCAGGCGTTTGATGATACTACCGATATCTCCGAGCTGCTGGGTGAGGCCGAGAACAAACTGTTCCAGATAGCGCACCGCAACGTGAAGAAAGACTTCGCGTCGATTGATGCGGTGCTTCAGGAGTCGGTCAACCGAATCCGTACCGCTGCGTCCCGCGCCGAGGGCATGAGCGGGCTGGCCAGCGGATTCCGCGAGTTGGATAACATCACGTCTGGTTGGCAGAAGTCAGACCTTATCATCCTGGCCGCCCGTCCGGCTATGGGTAAGACCGCCTTCGCGCTCTCTATGGCCAAGAATATCGCCGTAAACAACGAGCACCCTGTGGCTCTCTTCTCGCTTGAGATGAGTAATATCCAACTGGTAAACCGCCTGATATCCGGCGTATGTGAGATTCCGGGTAACAAGCTGCGTGACGGCCGGTTGGCGCCATACGAGTGGAACATCCTGGACAGCAAGATAAACGCCCTGCAGAACGCTCCCATCTACCTGGATGACACACCGTCACTCTCCATCACAGAGTTCCGCACCAAGGCCATACGCCTTAAGCAGGAGCATCAGGTGGAGCTTATAATCATTGACTACCTGCAGCTCATGAATGCCAACGGAATCCGGTTCGGCAACCGCCAGGAGGAGATAAGCACCATATCACGTAACCTCAAGGGTATAGCCAAGGAGCTGGATATCCCTATCATCGCCCTGTCACAGCTTAACCGTGGCGTTGAGGGCCGTGAAGGCTATGAGGGTAAGCGCCCGCAGCTGAGTGACCTGCGTGAGTCGGGTGCCATTGAGCAGGATGCCGATATAGTATGCTTCATCCACCGTCCTGAGTATTACAAGATTTATGAGGATAACAACCACAACGACCTGCACGGCGTAGCCGAGATCATCATCGCCAAGCACCGTAACGGAGGAGTGGGTGACGTGAGACTGTCATTCCGCAGCGATCTGGCCTTGTTTGATAACATCGGCACAGGCGAACCTTCTGCGGCTGCCTCCGTAGGCGGTATCAAGGGCTCCAGGATAAACGACAGCCAAGCCTATCCTTATGATCCGTTGAGTGCTGGTCCTGACACAGGCGACGCCCCGTTCTGACGATGTAAATACCGCCGTCAGAACCAGGCTTCCCATGAGTCCCTTAAGCACCCTCGGATGCTATGGTTTCCACAACACCGGTCTTGGAATTGTCAAGTGTGGTCAGCGTCTGCAGCTTGACCACCCAGCATCCGCGCTCCGACCACCCGTTAAAGGTGCTGATATTCTGGAGCAGGTTAATATAAAGACGCTGGTGGATATTCAGATGCTGCTGTTTGAGTAACGCCAACTCACGAAGGGCTGTACCTCCGTTGCTGGCTGACACCATTGGCACGCCAACCAGCCGCGGGTCCACTTGCAGGGCGAGGAAGATAGGCGAGGTGGACAGCTCCAGCTCATCCTTGCCGGCTTTCACGGCATCGTTGGTGGTCTCCTTGATGTCAACGACCTCCACGTTCTTGTGTTCCTTGCCATCAGGGCCGGTCCACATGAACTGCCGCATGGTCTTACCGGTGTTTTCGCGGTGCTGCAGGAACTCTTCTATCGACTGGTCCAGCTCATCAATGTATTTTTTCTGAGCATCAGGGTTACCCTGATAACCCTCATCGGCAAACACCTGATCCAAGTAGTCAAGGGATATATATATGATACGTCCCCATGTGGTGTTGTTCTCACGCTGTTTGTACTTGTCATAGAGGATAGTTGCCGAGAAGTCGAACGCCTTAGAGGTGAAGACGCTCCACCACGCCGGTTGAGGATAATAGGGTTTGTTCAGGGAAGGATAGAACGTCGGGCAGACTATCCATGTCGGACGGTCCTTTATGCGTGTCTTCTGGTTTGAACTCACTATGTAACGCAGGTCCGAGAGCAGATGTTCAGGCATTGCGGCAGGATACATCTTGAACGTGTTGCTCTGTGTCGCCGTCTCTGCAGACGTGGAACTCACGCCGACAGCGCCCTTGCGACGGAGTGAATCTGAGTAGAAAGCTGTGTTGATATGTCCCCATTGGTTTTTTACACCCAGCCTGGTGCTGTGCGCAGGGAGCATCGAGAGCTGAACTATCTTTGGGTTCCAGGCTCCACGACGTCCGCGCTGCAACCCTATGGTAGGGAAAAAGATGTCAAGCATCACATGATCCTGCATACACTGCGAGAAGTGCAGGTCAAGGTTGTTGTCGTCCAGAAACTCCTTGGCGCCGGGAATATGCTCTGTTTCACCCACTGCATCCTTCTCGTCGTAGCCATACCATGTGCGCTCCCAGTCCTTCAGGGCTTCGCGGGCTCGCTGGAGGGCTTTCGATTCGTTGGCGCCCGGCTCCTGCCCTGCAGACAATAAGGCTTCTTGCAGCCGTGCCCCTGCAGGACTCCCTCCGCCCTCCGTCTGTTCCAGTTTGTCAATCTGCTGCTGTAACAGCTCCCCTGCATACTTAAACTCTACCAGTTTGCCGTCAGGCATACGGTACATATATCTCACCCCAAGACCTGTAGTCTGATCGGCGATATAACGGAGTGGTGCAGACGTATAGGGACTCGACATAGCCAGCGGCGGGATGACAGAGGGGATGTTATCACCGGCACCCCACTTCACGTAACCGTCGCCCAGCGGGTTGCCGTCCTTGTCTTTCGGGTGTTCTATGCTGTCGGAGCGCGAGTCGAACGACCACGCCACCCTGCTGAGAGGCCCGTTACTCCACGCTCCGCCACCCATCGAGGCCGCCATATCCTGCGCCCCGGTGTTGGCTGCGTCGGCCATGGCCAGACTGATGTTCCTGACCGTGCCGGGCTTCAGGGCGTCAATGGCCACGAAACCCCTCGAAGTCAATTCCTTATGAAGCTTGTTAAACTCAGACAACGTGTGTGGCTTATGAATAAACCCGACATCACCGCCTTTATTGCTATTCTTCTTTGCCATAGCCTAATCCATGTTTGTATTATGCCCAAAATATACGGCTCAACATACGGGAAATCAAGGGCAGGGCCTATCCTTTCGATATTATCAGATTTTGGTACCGTCCTCGCAGCCCGCCTCCTATCTTCGATTTTCCTGCACCGTGGTACTTCACACCCAAGATGAGGTCGTCAAAGGCGTCGGTCACGTCGGTGCGGGTGCGGGGGTCGCCGCCGATTCCCTCTTCCGATTTCAGTTTCTCCTTAGACTTATCCTTGCGGTAGGTTCCTGGCACGACGGCTGTCTGCTCTATGGCGGCTATAAGCAGCGATGTGTTGCGGTAACCGTCATCCTCACATACCCTGATGGCGGGCGAATCATTGAAAGCCAGGCATGAGTTGATAATACGGTGTTTCAGCTCATGGAGCACCGGAGCGCCCATATCCACGGCAATGACATTCTCCTTCTTCCATCCGAGCCGTATCAGCTCGCGCACCACTACACGGTCGAAGCGGTTGTCTTCGGCTCCCTCAACGGCGTAGGCTGTTGCTCCGCCCTGTTTGATGGTGGCCGTGAAATAGAAGATGATCGTGCCGCCACGACGGCGGAACACGTCATAGGTCTTTGTGATGTCAGAGCAGAGGGCAAGCAGTTTCCTTTCGTTCTGAACATACATGACGCGCTGTATCAGCAGGCTCTCGCGTCCTTCAAAAAAGCGTGTCTGGCCGATTACAGCCATATTGATATTGGCCTGTGCGTCTATGGCAAACCGCAGCGGCTCGTTGAAGTCCAGGTCCGTATCGAGTTCTGCGCTGCCGCCGATGGCCGATACCTCATCCAGGTCAACGCTCTCGGTCTCATAGTCCTGCATCCAGCGGGTCGAGTCTAGTGCCCTACCCTTCTTCTTGCGGGTGAAACGGTCGTGTATCAAACCTGACACCGCCGCATCGCTCTCTGCGTACATGTGGATGCTGGAGTCCCAGTTGGAATAGAAACCGTCGCGGGCGGCGGCTATGCGGATATTAAGAATCTGCCGGTCAAACATATAGGGGGTAAGTTCTCTCTTCATCTGTCTCAGCCACGCCTCTCCGCCCAGGAGAGACAGGTTTTCAAGAGAGCTGAAACGGAAGAAGCACTCGGCCTGACTGCGTAAAAGATTAAGACGACGGAGGTAGTTGTCGTTCTGCGCCAGCTGCACCGCCATCCTCGGATTATGTTTCTCCAGGTACTTCAACTCACCAAGCATCTCGGCAATCTCTTTGTTGATGTCCTGTGTCTGGAAATCCTCTTCCTTCTCCCACTCACACTGGCGCATCGTCAGCCCTGCGTCGCTCACCCATAATTGCGAGCAGTAGTATGGATTGGTTTTCTTGTTCGTACCCATACCCCACTGTTTCACCTCGGTCTTACGGGCCGAAGGTGGCATGAAGTCACCACGCAGCGTAGGCAGCACCTCTTCCTTCACCCGTTGCCAGGGCAGGTATTTCGTCTCGTCACCCACAAGGGCGGCAAGGTTCAGGCCGTTGGCGCTGCCTCTGACCGCCATGGACAGCATCTGCCATACGAAACCATTGGCAAAGTGGACGCAGTTCTCCCATACCCTTGGACGGGCCAGCGGAACTTCCCAATGCAGCTTGGCCGGAGCCTGACCGAGGAAGTAGAAACCCTCGAAACCGAGCATGTTGACCACCTTCAGGGCGTTGGGCATCGTGCGGGTGTAGAGCTGCTTGGCGCTGGCACCCACGAATCCACCCATCTGCCGCCGCATACCCAGCACGCACTTCATCATATGCAAGCCGATATATGAGGTCTTGCCGAAACCGCGGGCGGCAAGTATCTTGGTGCTGTTGGCTCCGAAGTTGTACACATCCAGCTGGCCGCGGTGCAGATAAATCTTATGCACGCCGTCACCGGCAAGGTCGACATCAGAGCCGTCAGGCTTATGCTCATCCATGCCGGGAAGCATGCGTGCCTCCAGACGGTCGCTCGATACTGCGGGGTTACTGCCTATCCTGCTCATCGCCGTATTCGTTGTCGTTGTGGTCGTCGTTGTCGTCGGCTGAATATCCAATGCCGGCTCGCGCCTCCATCGTAGCTACCTGTTTTTCCACCATTATACGCTGCTCGGGGATATACGCCCCGTACTTGGCGGCTATACGCTTCGTCTCTTCATCGTCTATGTATTCCTTGTCAGGATCCACCTCCTTGACGTTTGTCACCACTACGCTCGGCAGGAACGATATCCTGTTCATGTCGGCGTGCTTATCCTCCGGCTTGTCCAACCCGGCTACCTCGTAGAGTAGCTTGCCGCCCTTGGTCAGGGCAACCACATTGTCAGTGTCCATGCCGATGCGGATGGCTTTCTCGGCGGCGGCCTTCACTTTCGCCTCGGCGTCCTTGCGGCTCACGAGACTCACGCTCTCCTTGATAAACTCGAACAGCTGCTGGTCTTTCTGTGCGGCGCGGGTCTCGGCGGGAGCGTCGGCGAAGTTCGCCTGCTTCACCAGTTGCCGGAACAGCTGGTACGTGTCAATGAACGGATTACGAACCCACTGCCAATAGACATGACTCACACGGGCCAGCCTCCGCTTCTGGTCGTTGCGCAGAGCAAGATCGTCGATAGGAACCCCGTTCTGGAAATGCAGCAGCGAGTTGGTCATCAGGTCCTGTGGCAGTGTCGATGTGTTCATAGGCGCATGTATTCTGTTTTAGCATCAAACGAGGGACAACTCTTAATCCACTCCTGCGGTTCTATGATGCCGTTGTTGTTTTTATCCGGAGAGAAGTCGCGGTGACCGCTTATCTTTGCTCCGGGGTACATCTTCTTCAGGTAGATGAGCAGCGAGAGCAATGCGGCTTTCTGACGTTCGGTGCGCGTGTCTTTCGCCTTCAGCCGGTTGTAAGCCACGCCTGGCTTATCCTCCAGTCCGCCTACGTAAGCCACGCCTATGCTGTGCGCGTTATGACCCGACACATGGGCGCCTATCAGATCCACGTCGCGACCGTTGGCTATCGTACCATCGAGCAGTATGACGTAGTGGTAGCCGATATCACTCCATCCGTTCTTCTTGTGGTCGGCGCGTATCTGCTCCACGGTCAGCTCCTGTCCCTCACGTGAAGCCGTGCAATGGATGACGATGTCGGTTATCACCCGTCGTGACTTGTTTACGTGCAGGATGTTCTTCATCACGTCGGGCAGCAGTTTCGCCAAAGTGGCCGGGCCTGCTATGCCGTCAGGCGTAAGGTTATGCTCCTTCTGCCATTGTATCAGTGTCTCGCGTGTCAGGCTTCCGAAGATGCCGTCTTGTATCAAGTGCAGGGCGCCCTGTATCTGTTTCACCACAGGACCCCGTGACCCCTGTTTATAAATCGCCGTTGCCATATTTGTCTATGTCTTTATATTACCTTTAAGCTTCTTCCGGTCAATCTGTGTCCAAGCAGAATCCGCCCGGACGAACTGACCGCCCGGGCGTCTGGGTGTTGTTTATTTCAGGGCCACTCCCCCAGGGGTCCGTTCACATTCGGGATGGGGAAAGCCGGACACCAGTCGGTAATCTCGCCCGTCACGGCGTCAATGAAGATCACCTCGCCGATGTTGCCGATGACCCACTGTGCGTTACAGCGTCTTGGTCCTACGGGTCGGCGAAGTATCATGGTGCTAGCCGGAGGTACGATGCCGTTCCATTCCTTCAGACGTTTAATTACATCTTCCGGCCACAGCTTGATTTCGGCCTCACTCATGTCTTCATCTTCAATCCAGATGTCGGGGATCTTTGCCGGAATCAGCGTCCCGTCCTTTACGTTGCTTGTGATATACTGCACCCAAGGACCGTCATCCCAATAATAGAATACGTCCGTAATGTCGACGACGTGCAGATCGTCCAGCGTCTCCGAGGTGATCTTTCTGTTAAACTTAACCTGTAGGTTGCGCCACTCGTACTTATTGCCCTCGGCCAGGCTGAACATGGTCTGCCTGTGCGTCGCCACGATATGGTCCACGCCAGCCGTGAAGTCCTGCACCACGCCGTCATAGTCGGCGGCGAACACCGTCGCCTTCTCCTTACTCTCGCTGCATCCGTTGCAGGATGCCATCATGCTCACGGTTATCACCATCAGCATGTAGAAAAAGATTCTTTTCATCGTCCGTTTGTTTATATTATTGATGCTATGGCCTCGTAAGGCCAGTTTATCTTTTATATATTATCCCTTGTCCGTCTCTACGCTCACTCAGTCGCAAACTTCCTCTGCTTCCTCCCATCCTGTGTCGGGGGTATATCCGTCCTTTTCTTTCAGGAACATCACCCTCAGGCCGCCCAGCCACTGCCAGCGGAAGCCAAAATCCAGTAGCTTCTTTTCCGCAAGAGGCCAGGGGTCACCCCAGTCGATTGACGCCCGCAGCCCCATCGCGTCGCGCAGCTGTCCCACATCCATCACCTCCACACCCAAGCCGAACGCCGGCGCAGGCATCCACCGCTCGTTGAACTCGTTCACCGCCGCATCCACGTTTTCCGCCAGCGCCGCGATACTCGCTATCTCCTCCGGATCCTTCTCTCTGTTTGCCATAACCTCACATCATGATGAGTGACTGCTTGTCTCTGGGTACCTCGACAATCCGCGTTATCAGCGTGGGGTGCTGCTTCAGATACTCGTCGGCATCGCGCTTGTCGCTGATGCTCATCACGGGGATTTTGTTACCCCATGGATCGTCCTTCATGAAATGATACATATCCAATACTCCTCTGTCTTTTTAACCGGGCTAACATTCGCAAAGGTTGTCATACAGATCCTCGTTCACGCACAGATTCAGCGGCTCTTCCCTCTCGAACTGTATATATACCCCATACCAACCGTTCTCCAGAGGTCCGCTTGTGCCGATGTCAATGATTGCGCCATCCAGGTCGATACGGGCAAAGTCGCCGTCCCTCTTGTCTTCGGCTATTTCCTTGTTATGCTTATCGAGCAGCCATGCCAGAAAGTTCTGCGCATGCATCCACGCCTCTTCCTTCGCCACGGCAGCCTCCTCTCCGTCCGCCATCTTATTGGCCTTTACCATAAAGTATATCGGGTAGTTGCGTTTCGGTCTGCTGATAGGTCCGCCTCCCTCTACATCACTCTCCATCATCACGCACGGCGAGAATGAGTTGGCTATATCCTTTGCGAAATCCACCACTCCCTGCATCGAGTCCGTCAGGTAGAACCTTTTGTTCTCCTTCGTGTGGCGCATATACTTATAGCTCTCGCACCACTGCTTCACAATCGAATGAAATGTCATGTTGCTATTGCTTTTGTGCCGTTAAACACTCCGACTATTACGCTGTCATCATCTTGGTGATTTTCCTGAAGCCCTACCCTGTTTCTTCTTTTCAGCGCGCTCGGCGGTTTTACCATCGAGACAGGCCCCATAATACTCACCGGCCTTACGGATGCTGTCGGTGACCTCGCCTCCCAGGGCGAGCAGTTCCTTGCAGTTCTCCTCCCACTGCTTGCGGCGGTCGTCACTGGGATTTGTCCTTGTGTCTCGCAGCCACTTCTTCAGATACTCCAGACGCTTGTTATCCTCGGCGGCGGGAGCCTCCTCGGCGGCAGGTGCTTCCTCGGCGGCAGGTGCTTCCTCAGTGGCAGATGCTTCCTCAGCGGCGGGTGCTTCCTCAGTGGCAGATGCTTCCTCGGCGGCAGGTGCTTCCTCGGCGGCAGGTGCTTCCTCAGTGGCAGGTGCTTCCTCAGTGGCAGATGCTTCCTCAGCGGCGGGTGCTTCCTCAGCGGCGGGTGCTTCCTCAGCGGCGGGTGCTTCCTCAGCGGCGGGTGCTTCCTCAGCGGCAGGTGCTTCCTCAGTGGCAGATGCTTCCTCAGCGGCGGGTGCTTCCTCAGTGGCAGATGCTTCCTCAGTGGCAGATGCCTCCTCAGTGGCGGGGAGCAGGTGTGCCATACCCAGATCGTCAACCGTCACACGCCCTGTCGCTGCCACCTTCTCCCATTCACGGTCCAGCTCGGCATTGATCCTGGCGATCTTTTCGTCGTTGCGTGCCGCCAGCTTCGCCCATTTCTCACGGTCAGCGCTGCTGCTGTGCGGGTCAGCCATCAGAAGCCGCATGTTCTCCCGTGCAGTCTCGATCTCCCGTTTCAGCGGTCCATATTGCTTCGCCCTCTCCTGTGTCTTCTCAGGGAGCAGGTGGATGTACTGGTCTATATGCTTCGGACGGGATGGAATGCATGACTTCGGGCCTTGCTGTTCCGCCGTCATACCCTGAGGTTCTTCCAAATGGGTGGTCTTTTTTGTCTGTTGTCCCGTGTTCGCGTCACGGCCTTGTCTCGCGTCCGCCGCAACCGCTGTTTTTTTGGAAGGAGAAGGAATGGTGTCACGCCGTTTTGTATTCCCGGCTCCGGCGGTGTCCAGCACCTCCATAATTCTTCTTATGGTCCTTTTTGCCGCCTTTGTGTAGATCATCTCCGGCAGCCATGTTTCTTCCGTACCGACAAAAGCCGTGAGCAGCCTCACGCCTTCTGTCCACGCCTGGCACTCGGCATCGTTCCAGCCTCCCGATATCTGCATTACGTTCTGCAGCTGCGCCATCGGTTCTTCGGCTTTCCTCTTCAGTAGCCGTGCGCCGCTCCGTATCCACTGCCCTACCCGTTCCATGAGCATCTGCCTCTCCGCTCCGCTCATATTGTCAACCCTTTTAAGGTATTCCCCGTTTGTTATCTTCTGTATCATATTGTTCTCAATTGATTGTCCGTTGTCTGCAATATCATCTGAATTGGCATGACCTGCACCTGCACAGGTCATAGCCTTTTTGTCTTTTTATCCGCATTATACGCAGCGTTGTTTTGAAAATCAAGGGCAGACGGTTTATCTTCTGATTTTATCGCACTGCCGCAATACTGCAATATTGCTATATTGTTGTATTGCGTAAAAATATTACGGCATTATAGCAATAATTCAAATAATTGTTCATATATTTGCGCATTCTCTAACAAAAGCTACACAATCATGAAACAGAGTAAACGTACTCAGTTGCGTGCCGTCATCGGCATAGGCAACTACAAGGGCGGCGTTGGCAAGACAACGACAACGCTCAATCTCGCCATGG